CCGGGCAGCGATATGGGACTACCATACCGTCTGGTCCTACTTTGTGCAGACCTTCAAACTTTTTGATTAAGTTAAGGCCTTGGTCAGAGATTGATTTTGGATGCATGTTTACCCGAATGTGTTAAAATATGGATCTTGTCTTTCCATGAGGCCGCTATCGATTGCCGCCCTACGGTTGACCAATTGCTGCGGAGCCAGTGTACCCGGCTGTAGCCCTTGGCCTGTGTACCCAAGCTGATCCATTTGCTTGAGGAGTGAATTTACGTTGAACATGTTTTGACCAAGCATTTTGCCTTGTTGGTCAAAGTTAGCCAGTAATACGTTGCTCTGGTTATCCATCGCACGGCGTGTGGTTACGCCCTGTGCATCGATGCTCTCACGAACCAGTTTACCGTTTTGGTCAAATGCTTGTGCAAGCTGCGTGTACTGTTGACGAATGTCATCAGGAAGGTTTTCACCTTGCGTAGTAAGAACCTGCTTAACTGTGTCCAAACGCTGGACTACATCGTTTTGTGCAGCCGCCTGTTCACGGGTTCCTGCGTCCAGACCAGAAGCAAGTTCACGGATAGTCTGAGTAAACTCTTGTGCGCTGACAGGGGCAGAAGCTGCAGCCCTACGAGCTTGGTCATCCACTTGGTTAGAAACATTGTTAATGTCCCGGCTAGTATCATTGAAGCTGTCAGAGATAGTCTCACGGGTTTGGTTAAACCCACCAGTAACCGTATCCAGAAGCTCCGCACGGGTCTGGTTAGCCAGAGTAGTGTTGGCGTCATAGTTCTCACGGAAATCGTTGAGACCTGTCTGCATCCCACCAATACCGCCCATGATACCGGCTTGCCCTTCAGCAAGACCGCCGTAGTAGGTATCAGAACGATCTGACATGCCCTCAAGGTATGATTGCAGGTTAGTCTGACCACCAAGAACATTAGCAGAAAGATCTGTGAGGTTCTGGTTCTGCGCATCAAACTGTGTGTTCACATTCTCGTTAACGCCAGCAAAGCCTGTATCCAGAGTGCTGTCTACCGTATCAAAACGGTTTGTCATATTACCGGATAGATCAGACACACTGTTTTGTATGCCTGTCTGGCCCTCTGCTACATCGTTAAAGGATTGGTTCATGTCGCTGAAGCCGGTATCCACAGAACCCTGTACGTTTGAGAACCCTGTGTTCATCGTGCTGTTTACATCATCAAGGCGACCACCTACATCAGCAAATCCTGTGTTGGTTGTACCTTCAAGGCTACCAATACGGTTCTCAATACCAGAAGTATCTACAACCTGTGTGGTTACAGATGTCTGGGGGATGGCTGCAATCTGATTACTAATATTAGTCTGACCGGTACTAAGGTTTGCCTGATTATCAAGCATGGTGCCTTGATTGCTTTTAATTTCTTCACCTACAACCGCAGCCTCTGCAAAACCAGCATCAGTGTTTTCGTTAACTGCGGTCACACCACCTTGAACACTTGCGTCCACTTGTGCCGCAGAAGCACCGCCGCCGCCCTTATACGCAATCAGGCCCGAAGCCCGTGGGTGTAAATATCGGGTGGGCATAAAAGGGTTATAAAGTTGCATCTAAATCTCCATGTCGAATACATAATATTGAGTTTTGTATTTGTTGCCTTGCCTAGAACTGAGCGTCTGAAGGCGTCTTAACCAGCCCTTGCGCCCCCATACCTGAAGATGCGAACAGCCGTTCTTTTTGGCAAAGTCCTCAAACAATCTGTGATCTGCTTCGACTTGCTTGAGTGAAACACCGTTAGTGGTGTTAGTTATGATCTGACACGTTTTTACGTTCTTCTGTGTCAGAAATCTAAGGGTGGTTGTGCAGACTATCTTGCTATCTGTGTCCAGCGTGATCCAAACAAAGACTGTGCCGTTGATGGCGTCCTTGAAGAGATCGAATATAGACATCTCATCAATCCCGTGGGAAAGTGCTTTGTCTATGTCGCCTTGTATGGAGGGCCATACATGCAATACTTCTGGGGGAGTTAGTAGAACAGTCCGAAACTCTAGGGTTTCATCTGTCATAGATACCTTTTATTTACTCTATGATTTTTTATAGAATTAGCAAAAAACTGGCCTCTGTGCTTTGTTTGTAGGCCTGTATTCTCTATTGAATCCCATCTAGCAGGATCAGGTTTATTTATAGATGCATAAAAGTCCGTATAAACGTATGGGATTATGGTGCAGATGGGAGTACCTTTTTCTATAATAAACGTATTAGACCCTTCTCGTCTTCTTACAAAAAGATTTACAGGTAAAATCCCATTTCTTTCTAAAAGTAAATTATCAGTATACCCATACGCAGCTTCGAAGTTTTTTCGGTTTTCTTTATCATAGTAAAACGGAAGTACTTGCCACCCTACTCTGTCACTATTTTTAATAAAGTACCCCGGATTTATTTTTAGCATGTATGAATAGAATTTATCTTCATCCAAAATGGACCCTTCTTCAAATGCCTGAGTCTGTTGGCCGTTGTGTGAAGATACCACCATGTTAGGAACATCTGCGGGAAGCTCGTAGTCAAAATGTGTCTCATACGTTTTTATGTACACATCACAGGGACACCTAATAACATACCCAACCGTCATGGCATCTAAGAAAGAGGGGCAGACCTTATAAGTATACCTATTAGGACCACCTTCAAAATCTCTTGGGCATTTTTTAAAATACTCAAGAATTACCTTTTTCATAGGTAATGGCGGAGTAGATGAGAAACCTTCTGAGAAAGGAGTAAATGAAACCTCTTCTTTTCTAGGCCAAATTGAAATTAGGTTCTGCAGTCGTGTAAGCACTATAGGCACCATCCGTTGTTGTAGCTGCGTTAATTGCCTCTACAGCTAATCTCTCTTTTTCAAAAGCCGTGCTTACTCTAGATAAAACAGAGGTATAAGCATCCCGCACATCTGATAATGCGCTAGGAGTCCACCAATCACCTGTCCGTAGTTTGAACGGTAAAAGAGTGTCGGTTGCGGTGGCTGTTTCGATATACTCTGCCATTAGCTGTCGATGTTCTCTGTTTGCGGAGAACGATCGACTAGAGTGTGTTACAGGATAACTTTCGTAAAGCCAACGCAACTCTCTTACTTTAACAAGGAGGCTTTCTTTTAGAATAGCTAGTTGCGGTATTAGTGTTATGTTATCCGAACAGTTAAAAATAGTCAAGCCTAAAAACTTTTCTTGAGCCGATGGAACTTCTACCCAGACGATAGAATCTGGATACATACCCGTAGGGTCGGTTGATATGTATTCTTCAGCAATATCATTTTCTACTCTTACCCAATATGCCATTACCATTGTGCTCCATTTTCTTGCCACCAAACCGCAACATAACCAGATCCACCTGTACCTGAACTAAAACCATAGTTAGTCTGACCGCCAGCACCGCCACCGCCACCCGAGCCACCATGAGCGCCTGCCGATGAGTGTGAACCATCAGACGCACCAATTGTCGATGTACCGTATCCACCCCCACTGTCGTTATTTAAGGTTGAATGTGTGCCACCGTAGAGGCCGCCAGAACCATTTGTACCCGCTGTTAGGTCAAATGAAACTCCCGTACCGCCACCGCCGCCGCCTCTAGCCCAGTGGCCTCCACCGCCACCGCCGCCAGCGCCGCCAGAACCATCTGTGCCGGCGGATTGTGTTCCTGATCCACCCTGACCACTGTAGCCTCCAGACCCGCCGCCGCCTGATTGGTTATAGCCACCGGGGTCTGTTGTGTTACCGCCTTGGCCCCCTCCGTCACCACTATAACTACCTCCTGTCCTACTAGAACCAGAACTAGAACCTCCGCTCCCTGAGCAATGGCTAGCAAACGAGCTTGTACCCGAAGTACCGCCAACTGTCACAGACACTGTATTACCTGCGCTTACAGAGATATTGTCCTTATATCCTAGCCCACCGCCAGAGCCACCAGTAGCGGATCCTGAGTAAGTGTAGTTACCTGTACCCCCACCGCCTACAGCAACTGCTCTAACGTAAGAAATCCCGTTAGGCACAGTAAAAGTATGTGTACCACCGTTTGCATAAAGTACCCCATATCCAGAGTTAATTATGCTTGTTGCGCCACTAGGTACAGTACTTAACGGGCCAATGCCTACACTAAAGGAAAAGTTAAACGTCTGTACGTTGCTATACTGGTCTGTGCTAGTAACAGATAAGGTGTTAGAACCTACAGTCGTAGGAGTACCTGTTATAACACCTGTGGAGGAGTTAATACTCAGCCCACCTGAACTTTGGGATGCAATAACAAAGGTAAGCGGTACGTTACTTGGATTAGTTATAGTAGGTGTGTATGTATATACCTGATTGTTGTACAATGCTCCTGACGGTTCATTGCCCCCTGAATACACTATTGAAATATGGTATGTTGTAAAAGAGAAATTTAGAGTCAGGGTGTTATTATATTGATCCGTAACCGTCACTGTAGGAGTGATTGTTCCTGTGGCAGTATAAGTACCCGTAATAACACCTGTTGAACTATCAATAGTAAATCCGGGCATACCCGATAGTGCAAAAGTTAATGTAACATTATTAGGGTTAGTAATCGTAGGAGTAAATGTCTCAGCTACACCCAAGACCTTTGTACCAGAAATTCCTGAGTAGCTTACTGGAATGTTAGACACTGTAATACTTACGTTTTGAGTGGTTACGTTAGGGCCGTCTGTTACGTTTAATTCAAAAGAAATTGTTCCAGCTTGTTGGACGGGGTTGGCTGTAACAACCCCTGTACTTGAATTAATATCATATTCTGCAGGGGGACTAGCTGTTAAATAAAATGAATGCGCAATCTTATCAGGGTCAGTTACTGTAGGTGTATGAGTGAATGATTCACCTACTGTAGCCGTAGCCGTAAAAGTAGACACGGAAAATGCGGGAACTACGTTGGCACTTTGCTCTGTGATCTGCAGCCCGTTTTTACCAATATATCCAGCCATTATGAAATCTCCAAAATAGAAAGGACTACATCAAGAGAGTTTGCAACATCAGAAATAGCAGAAATACTATCTCCTGCCTCTAGAACTACTTTGTTATTTTCGCCTACAAGCGACAAAGAAGCCCCTGAGTATATTGTTACATTCTCTATTATTTTTGCGGATGATCCGCCTGATTTTGTAAGCGTACTGCCTACGTCTATATTCCCTACTGGGAATCGAATATTACATAAAAGTAATCCTAGAATGATCGTTGTAGTATTAGCAGGGCATGTGTATAAAGTAGTTGAAGAAGTACCCACCCCGCTAGATGCTACGCTTTTAAATGTCTCTGCCATATTTTATCCTAATGATACACTAAACGCTAAGGACTGCCCAACTGTAGCTCTTTCAGTTTCCATAGCTGAAACCTTTTGATTCAAACTATCAATTGAGTTGTAGTCGGCGTGTCCTGTGTTGAAATCTGATGCGGATGCGCCCCCAGAAACTTCTGCTAGGGAGATTTTGCTGTCTCGCATCAAGTCGGCTAATAGTCGTGCTTTGCTCATTTTTACACCTCCCTCTAAGCCTCAACAGGCCAATCGTCAGCATCCAAATCGGGGAAATTTTCGTGGTCCGTAATGTCCCGTAGAGCTTGGCGATAAGTTGCGGTGGAAGTTGGGACTGACACACCCGCTTCTAAAGATTTAATGACCACCCAATCTGTCCTAGCCAACATACCATCTCGTATCCTACGAGTGTTGTTAGATGCTACTGTAGTGTCAGGGGTATCCAGAAGTTGCATAGTAAAGGTCTCAACGGCCAACCCATCTGCATTAAGAGAGTATCCATCACTTACGGGAGTATGGGTGGAAGTACTTGCTGGAGACCTACCAAGCCGACACATGGCAAATCCCAAATCTGAGACTTCGCTTTCCTCTGCACCGGGGTGAAGTTGCTGAAAGTTTTCCCACAAAATAGGAAATCCATCAGGAGAACCGTCAACGAGTTTTATTACATAGTTTGTCATATCAAAAATCCTTATACGTCAACGGTATTAGTTGAAGGGAAAGCTCTACTTGGCCCCCAAATGATGCGAACTGCACCGACACCGCCGTTGCCTCCGTAATTCCCGGCAGAATTGGAAGAACCTCCGCCAGCGCCACCATATTCACCCG